ATTGTTATTCGCATTATTCTCAAATCCCTCATAACGGCGTGATTTCAATAAACCAGCAAAGGATGGGTCGATCATGTAAAAAACACCCAAGGCTACAGCCACAATCAAGACGGCTAAGATGATATTCCGGGACTCCATACTCTTTTCTACCGTGTAGCGACGAAATTTCTCTCGTCATCATCGTTGTCCGATTCGTCCGAAAACGCAGATTCATCATCGGAGAATCCGTATTTTGCTATCCAATTGCTTGCTGCTTCATTCGCTTTACGAAACAATTCACGAACTTCCTCCTTTTCTTTCCGTTTCTCTGCTTCTCGTCTTACCGGGTCCACTAACTCAATGCCTCCTTCAACGGATGGAATATCATCTACCTCATGTAATTCGTCTTCGTCCTCACCAAAGGCGATATCTATGACTGGCGCTTTTGTGATTGAAAAAACAGGTATAATAAAAGACCGGGATATAAGTACATCAACAAGACTGTAAATCACAGTTCCCATGTATGAATTCTCAGGATCATAATTTAATTGAGAGTATTTGCTCCATGTGTATCCAGAACTTGTCGCACAATAGCCCCACGGAGGGCAGATTGATTCAAGTGCCGCAAGAGTAGGTTTTGTTCGGAAGATATCTGTACTACTCACAAGCTGTTGTAGAATTATACGTCTACAATCGGCGAACGCCTTTACAACCTCTGCGCCATTATATAGATTTTGAGGGTCCACTTGTATATTTATATTGACCGGGTTCTGTAATTTCAAACAATATCCATCCTCGTTTTGAACTTTTGTGCGTGTAGGTGGATGAAACATTTCCTTTGTTAGCATAACGCGATTGTAGAATAGAAAAAAGTCCGCAAACGTATCTAAATGGCGACTGTGGCTGAAAGAGACCGTTATGCCGAGGCGAATCAAGAGATAACCGACCACATTGGTGAAAAAATAATGGACTTTATACACACACCGGAGAATCAAGCACGCATTCAAAGTGTTCTGGACCCCATAATTAGCCACATTATCAATCGTGTATTTCCATATATACTGTTGAGTTCAATACTGTTTCTTATATTGCTGTTGCTCACAGCAGGCACATTCTGGCTCAATATTCGCAGCGTCGCCTTTACGGCGAACACAATAGCGTCAACTCTTGTGGAGTAAGATGCGGCAAGTATGATTTCGTCCATTGCTTTAGGGTTTCCGGCTCTGGTGTTGGTGGCGCTGCGCCCCACTTACCCCACTGCTTCGTATTCATGAGCCCTTCAAGTGTATCTTCATTTCCTACAAGTATTGATTTCGCCTTCTCATACGGCTCTCTTGGTAAATCATGAGTAGTGAAGGCTTGTTGAAGCCCACCACCGTATTTCACCAACCAGAATGCCGACTTGTAGGGGATTCCCTTGTACATTGAATTATAGTCGCATCCCATCAATACACACATATCTACGAATTGCTCGTATGATAAGGATGATTCTGTAAGAATACGCGAAAGTGTGTACTCTTTCCAACCACTTCTATCGCCTGGTAGCGCGTATAACTCCGGAACAAGGAGCACTTGTACCCCACGCGCGAGCAAGTCGTAATCATTGCTAATAACGGCATTAATCATACCACGGCGGGCCAGGTACGCAAGAATATTGTCGGCCTCTCCTGATGCGTTGTACGACATCACACCGCAACTATAAAAGAACTGTTTGGATAACTCGCGCTCCTCCGACGTTAGATAATTCGCAATATTCTCCAGTGTCTGTAGTTCCTTCTCAATGACTAAACGGCGTATCTCAGGAATTTGCACTTGCTGCTTCGCTTCCTGAATAACGGCCAGTTTCGTGGCGGCCTCTGTGCGTCGCTCCGCTCGTTTCAGCAGCATCGGTCGCTTCTCATCAGGTGGTTTTCCATCATAAATCGGTACTGGTACAATTCCGTATTGACGGCATCGTACCATGAACTGCGAAAGGTACACAAGAATATGTGTGCGTTGCGCTTTCGCTTTGTATAACAATCCAAGTATATCAATTCCTATTTTTTTACCCTTATAGTCGGCCCAATCTGGCGACTTGGATGCCGACGGTGTGGCCCACCGCAGGCATGAACTTAGACCGCGAACACCCATTTTATTTTTAATTAAGTCACCAACGGATTTAAAATGAATGTCCTCATTTTTTGTCGGTTCTTTCTATTGGTGAAACACTCATTCGCAGACTCATTGGCTGCGGGACCGTTCGTTTTGCCTCTTCACGAAGTCGGCGGAGCGGCTCTTTCACTAAATCGCACAAAAGGAATAGGCGCTCTTGTGGTGACGCATTGACTGTGAGCAGAAAAAAAATGTGCTCTGCGAGCGCCGCTTTCAATACATAATACGCAAATACATTGGTGTTTTCAGACCATTTTGATGGCGCTCTAGACATCACCTGTACCGCTTGAGCGTTTTGATGTTTTCGTTGGAGTTCCCATGGTATATTGAACCATGCGCAATAGAGCCACTCGGCGTATAACTCTGTCCAGGCCTCAAATAAATGGGGAGCAAACGTCCCCTCCACATTCCAACAAGGGAGTGGTGTGGAAGGCATCGTCCAATCCCAACCGAGCGCATGAATCAATTCATGAATAAGAACACGCTCCCACTCCTCGGCTCGGTACACATAAACCGTTTTGGAATGAGGAATAGTCCAACCGCCATTTACGGTGCGTCTCGAGGGCCATTCTGAAGCGCTTATTTGTCGTGGGTCGTCCTGAAGCCACAGATAGACCGTGAAGCCCTGAGGAACACCGAACCACAATAAAATCCGCTCCGCTGTTTCAGCGACTTGTGAAAGAGATTTGGATGGCTGATGCGCCCACAAATGAATCTTTGCCTTTACTGTTGGAAGTGTATATTCGTAATAATGCGTGGTTGGATTGTTTATATACTGTGTGATTGTCCCTTCATCCCATTGTAGTTCATCGTGATTTAATCGGATTGGTGCGGCGTTTGGGTTTTCTTGCGGCGGTGGAAGCACTCGTTTTTGTTGCTCCTTTGCTGCTTGTCTGAAAATCTCCATCCTTATCTTCAGGCAGCGGTTTTACTGTACTGTTGGCTCTCACTACTTCAAACAATTGTAGTAATGCTGCTTCAAGGCTTAAGGGTGTTCTATACGATGTATGCGGTTCCGATTGATTCAGAGCTTTCATGGCTAACCAGAAGACGCGGGGTTCCAGAAGATGCGCATTGTGTTGAACACCCGCTGCGAAACTATCAATGATATCTGGCGCATTCTGACACAGACTCAATGCCTGATAAATACGCGCACGGACCCAATTCACAACAGTTAAATTGGGAGTTTTACCAGAACGTGCGGCGTCAATAAGATATTTCACGGTTTCGTCATAGTAATCGTGGACACGACGCGGCCAAATAATTTCGGAAGAAGGAAAGTATTTGGCTATCTCTTGTGCGCGTTCTACGCGCCCATTACAACGGTCGTACCCCTCCTCTGTTTTACATTCCTCACGAATCGGTAACTGACGCCAATTCTCAAAGGGTGTGCGCGGGACACTCTGAACCACAAACGCATCGCTCAAGATTGATAAGCTGCCGCTCATCTCTCGGGCGGTGATCCACAACATACCTCCGCCATCCGGTGGAAGAACAAATTGGTGTATAATGGAGCGTACACGAATGGCGGCCGGAAGACTCAGTGCATGTGCCCTACGCAGAATTACTAACTTGCGACAATCTGTGTGAAGCGAATTGAGAACATCGCCGCTATTGAAAAATGTCGTCAGCAGTTCTCCAATAATCTGTTTATCCTGCATACTGAGATTCGGAATATCAATCTCAAAATGATAGGGGCTTGTAAAAACACGTGCTTCGTAATTATCTCCCACTGTAAATTTTCGCTCCTCCAAAGGAAGCGAAAGGGTTTTGTTATGCGCTTGCTCAATGAGTTTTCGCGCGTGTGTAAGTTTTCCTGAACTAGCAGGTCCCAAAAAAAGGAACGGAAGATTAAGGGCCTCCATTTACAGTATAATGGTTGGTAGGGTTTAGATGTTTTCATTTATAAAACAGCAAACGTGTTTGTTTCATCTTTGGTTTCGTCTCCCTTCCACGAATACGGTAAAGCATATTCTCCACAAACTCATCAATATCAATCAAGTCTGAATCGGTCAATTAGAACGCCTGTCGTTGCGAATCCTCATACATCTCCCCCGCTTTCGCATCAAGTCCAATATATGAACGCACATTTAGCGCAGCACGATTGTACCAAATAGCCGGCTTGGATACATTTACTTTTTTCAGCATATCTGGGAAAGCATGAAAGTCTATCGCTTCACTCAATAAATGCCTTTTCACATCAAACGGCGAAATTTCACGAAAGGTCGCTCTGTGAATCTCTTGGTTCAGAGGCAACTCTCTCGCAGCAACGCGTGTTAGACCCGTGCGGATTTTAATTGGTCGTTTTGTAAGAGTTTCCTTCGGAAACTCTTACAAAAATAGCCATTGAAATCGTGAAACGGGCGAGTTGAGGCGCTCATTTATAATGAGCGCCGGTCTAATAATCTTCCCATAAACGCTTCATCACAAGCCATTCCACCATACGCAATTCGCAGAGTAAAGGCGAGTTCAAGAGGATTGGATACATCAGGAGTTGTTGGAAGTTGAGGGTGTAAATTATATTGATATTGTGCCGCTAAACAGGCTCCCACAAAATCTATCACAATTTAAGCATCCTCTTCGGTCAAATTATACCCCTTTGCTTGTTGCCGCCATGAGCCATACCACTTCCATAAATAAGTGACTATGTAGTTCTGTATCTTCACACATAATTGGTAGTCTTCGTAAGAGGTCGTTCGCGTCTTGATTGAGTAGATGCTTCGTTGTAACAAACGCCTCTTCAAAATATCTTCGCCGTATTGCTTTTTGAAGATTGCTCTTCATTAGCGAAGGTATATACGTAAGAACTTTCTCTTTTCGCCATGGAGTTCCTGTTCTACGTTGATCTACAAGTGTAACTTGAAGGTCATCGCGAATATGAATTTTAGGAAAGATGCGACCTCTTAGAGGGCTCTCTTGAACTTCAAACAAAGAATCTGTGCGTATGAAATACATCTTCTGCTGTTGTGCTGTTGTGCCGTTATTCTACCCATCCTGAAAAGTTCACTTTTGACGACCCAAATTCACTCGTTTGTCTGTTGATATTCGCAATATTCGCATTCACCGCGGCGGTATTTCTTCCCCTGCGTGTCTGTGAATTTTTTTGAGTTTGTAGTATAGTTCGGCGAGCTTTTAGTCTGGAGTAGGCCAGT